AACATTCTCAAAATTTCCATTAATCATGCTAAAGCTCTTACCTTCATACCAGGGAGCTGCATAAAAATCGAAGTACCGCTCAACGCGTGGCGCACCAGTATACATCGCACGAACAACCTCTTCAGTAGATAGGTTGTACTTGGCTTCTCGCCATTTCTGAGACAACTCACAATTTCCTATAGAAAGGTGGTCATATTTTCTCACCAAGAATGCTATGTACTGACGCACATACTCACGAAACGCTACATTGGTATAACCAACCATAAACAAAGCAATAGCCTTGGTCAACTTAACATCAGGACCTGGCTTCTTTGTATAATATAGCGACGACATCAACTTCTCAGTGTCGTACCTGGGAACCCAAAGTCCATCCAGTTTCATCGTGGTAGCGGAAAGGTAATCCAAATCCTCGGGCAATCGTGCCTCCAAGGTATCGGTTGTTGTAATGATCTCAAGTTCTTTCCAAACTTCAATCACAGACCGGCCATTAAACCATGCGTGGGCGTCATCAGAGACTGTCCACGTATTATCATCACCACACAAGGCGAGGCGGGTCTCAGAATCAAAACAGGCGTAATTTTGTTTATCTTCTGGTGCAGTTCGGCACCAGGCATACGCCAGGAGGATATATAAACACAACGTATTGTCAACAATCGTGTTACATGAACCACTCGGATTTCCTCCATTCTTCATCACCACAGTACCAGTAAACAAAGACACAAACGTATGTATCAAGTTCCTGTAATACTTTTGAACACGGTGACGATTGTTCTGATATTCTGTACATTCGGCACAGCCACTCTCCTGCAAAGGGAAATGACAAACTGGTTTCTGCAAACAATCTGCACGAAACTCAGCAACAGCCCACAACAGTGCGTTGAATAAGGACGAGTCATAAGAAGACTCATCTAAGGCGTACCCATTTTGGTACAAGCTCAACTTTTTAATCAACTGATCCCAACCGCCTCTCCAGGTATTTAACCCGACGGTCGAAGATGTACACAAGTGTGACTTATAGAACATATTGTTCATGTGCCAGAAGAGCCTATTACCATGGCTCGTCATTTCGAC